TACAGTGCCTCTGGACCACCACGTAGGGCAGAACCATTTTCTTGGTAATGAGACTTCATCGCGAAGATGAGACCTGTAGGACCGCTCATAGGCTGGACTCCACAAATGTCGTATGCTACCAAGTTTGGCATTGCACGACGAATGAGGGAGATCATAACAGGGTCGAAACCTGCTAATCCACCAGTGGCGGGTGTGTTTGCTAGACTATCGCCTGATAGACCAGCGGGTGCGATAGATCCAACTGTGTTGGATGCTTCGTTAATTATTCCACGCTCTTCGCGTAGAGTCTTTTCTGTATTTTCTAACAGTACAGCAGTAACAGCCTTTCTATAGTTGTCTTTGATGGTGCCAGCACCTTCGTGACCTAGAACAGGTGACCACTTTTCTGTTAGAGCTTTTGAGTTAAACATTTGCTCGTATGAGAAAAATAGATTTATTTTATTATCAAGAATTCCAGCGGTTCATTGCATTAAGGTACTGTGCCATTACTGGTGTTACCTCCGCAGATGCTCCTTCTACTGGTGTTTCATCAGCAATCTCTGCAGGTGCAGTAGATGCCTCTTTAAAGTAAGACTCCTTAATGGTCTTAACCTTCTTGGAGAATGACTCTTCTGAGACAAACTCTAGACCCTCAGCAAGAGCTGCGAGTTTTTCTTTTTGAGTATCTGCCAGTCCTTCTGACACAGTGGCCAGAATATTGAGTTTTGCAGACTCATTAAGACGATTTTGTAATTTCACATTAGACTTGACCTGTTCGTCAAGGCGTGTTTCCATCTCACGAATAGATTCTGCCATACCTTCTACCACATCGACTTTATCGTCGGGGATAGAAATGTAGTGCTCTTCAAAGAGACCCTTCAAACCTGCTATGAAGTCTGAAGTGATCTCATTTCTTATTCCACGATCAACGGCAACTTGGTTTTGCTCCATCCATTGACCGACGGCGTAGTCCACAGTACCATTAACTTCTTCAGAGAGTTCTTTCTTAGATTCCTCTAATTTCTCTGCGTGTGCTTTAGTAAAGTGTTCTACAAGCTTGTCGTACTCTTCCTGAAGTTTTGCTTTAACAGCAGCTTCAAAGATAGTTTTTGCTTTCTCCGCAAATTCTTCAGAAAGTTCTGTACCTTCTAGTAGGGCAGCAACGTCTTTAGACATATCAATTTCAAAGCCTGCTTTGATTGGATATGTTACATTACCACCAAGTCCAGTGCCATATGCTACTTCAGCACCAACACTAGGTTGTGGATCCTTACCAGGCTTACCAGCGGTTGAGGTCACACTGCCATCTTGCGATACAGGTGCCGCTGCCTTAGCGCCAGGATTCTCTTCGCCATCTTCATCATGCTCGTTCGGAGTAGTAGAACTACCACCCAAATCTGCTGCTGCAGATTGACCAGGTGCAACTGATGGAGAAACGGTTGGTGCAGGATCTTTGCCACCAACTGCCTTAGCAGTTTGGACATCAGAAACTGCTGAAGGTTCACTACCTGTGCCAGGAATAACGTTTGCAGAAACGGTAGGCATTGGATCTGCCGCGTTCTCCACAATCACCTTGTGCTCGGTAACGAACTCCTCAAATTTTTCGTTAATCTTATCTGACATTTGAGTAAACCTCGTAATTTTCCGTAAATAGTATTATTTCTATGAGTATTTATAGATTCAAAGATTTGAGAGGAAATGCTCAAACACTTTGAGAGTCTTCTCTTCCATGACACTGCGCGATGCATTGTTCATGTAACGTTGGTATTTAGCAACTTCAGTCTCTTTCAGAATTCCGTTGTCCCATACCCACTCCTTTCCTTCCATGATTCCATTTACAAATGCATCAGGTGCGGAAGGATCTGCTACTATATCAGCAGCAGTTGTAAGCATGAAATCATCGCTGACTACAGAGCAGTCTTCTCTTTTTTCAATGCTTCCCATACCTCTGGATGATACTCCTAATTGAACACCTTCACCTAAAAGTGATGATGCAATTTTACCCATAGGTGTGTCAAGGATCTGTGCCTTGCCCATAAAATTAGTACCTTCGGCGCGGAGTTCGACTATCCTATGTGACACACGATCAAGATTGATAGTGGGACCATCAGGATGTCCGAGTTCACCCAAGGCACGTTTAGATTTTACATACTCTTCGTTGTATCTTCCAACCTCACGGTTGAGAACATCGAATGGGTACATACGACCGTTACGATTCTTTAAATCTGATTGAAGAAAAACTCCCTCAATATAAAGAATCTTCTTACCGTTCTTCTCCTCAGTAAGGAGTTTAACGTCTTCAATCTGTTCCGTTATCAGTTTCATTTTTGGGTTCTTCTGTCTCGGTAGGTTCATCAAAGTATGTATTCGCTACAACCTTTTTGTAGTCTGCCATTGCATCAGATGCTTTGGCAAATAGCAAATCTTTGATTGCATCAATTGCGGACGACCTGTCGTTACTGCCGATTTTATCAACAATACTTACTTCGTTTGCAACTTGATTTTCAGTTTTATCTGACATAATATTTGAGTCAATATAAGTTATTTAGTATTTGCGGTAGGTTTAGGTAGTGCTCTCGCCTTCTTAATCTCCCTTTCCATAGATGCATCTTGTGCTTCTGCATCTCTTGCTGCTGCATCTTGCGCTTGTGCATCCTGAATTTCAGGAGCAAGAGCTTGGTTTGCTGCAGTCATTTGATCCATAGCATTCATATCTGCAGGATCGATTGCAAGACCTAACTCGATCTCTTTGCGCATCTGCTTATCAATCTCTTGGAATTCCGCATCTTTCTGATTTAATATATGACGACGTACATGTTCTACGGAGAAATACTTACCGACAAATGGATCCATCTGAGTGACTGTCATCATTCTTTGATTCATCATCTCAATATCTTTTAATTCATTGAAATGATTATCAAAGAGATAGTCATACTGGATATGCTCTTTCATATCATCCCAGTCTTCAGGAGAAATTACTCCCTTAAGAATGAGTTGAGTCTTGAGAATATCGTGGAATAACTCGCTAAATCTTTTACGTAATCTTCCGATAAATTTGGTGAACTTAAGTTCGTCACGGAGGACTTCAGTGGTTTTACCGAGGTTGAATCCTTTGTTATCGTCTGTGAGACGAGAGGGAGGAAGATTGAGAGAGTTATAAAGTTTCTTTTTAAAATACTCAACGTCCTTAAGTTCTCCAAGGTTCTGTCCTCCAGGCAGCGTAGTAATTTCAGTACCACGTCCACCCTCTCTACGAGGTAACCAAAAATCTTCTAGCATACTCATGTGCTTTTTATCGTCACGCATCTCACCAGTGTTTGCATCATACACTAGCTTGTTACGATAACGACTCATAACATCACGTAGATACTGTTCCGCTTTAACCTTTGGAAGGTTACCTACATCAATGTAAAATATTCTTCTTTCTGGTGCTCTTGATAATCTGTAGATAACAAGACTATCCTCAATCATTCTAAGTTGATTGAGTGACTTGATTGCCTTATGAAGGAAACCAAGAGTCATTCTTTTGTTTAAATCTTGTATTCCAGAGGAAACAAAGGTGACAGAATCTACTGCCATCTTCACACCTTGCGACAATGACATGTCACCAATTGGTCCTAAGACACCACCTTTATAGAATCCTTTTGGATTAAAAAGATAGTAGTCAACAAATGTACCATATTCATACTCAAGCGCCGTGCCTTTAATTGCTGCACGTGCTAGAGCATCTTTTGGAGCATTATCAATTTTTTGACGAACCTTCTTGATCTTCATTGGATCAATGTACCGAAGTTCCGTAATACCTTTCTTTGGATTTTCTAGGTCAATGACCTTATGATAAAATAATCTTCCTTCAATATACCAAGTTCTGACAATCTCATGTGCGCGATTGTCAAAATTTAAAAGACGTTTGAGATACTCAAACTCTTTACGGATTTTGGTTTTTACACCAGTACCCACACCAAGATTATCTAGATTAATTTCTACTGGAGAATCATATGCGTCACTAACAATAAATTCATTAACAACTTCGTCAACAGCACTATCCACTTCAGGGTGAATTGCCATGTCACGATAACGACGAATCATCTCAAACTCATTACGAGCAGAGTTATCCGTATCTACATAGGTTCCATAATAACCACCAGCAGCAACTGCTACTGGATCATCAGCAGCAGGAGGGACAGGGGATTGACCCCTTTCCCTCTCTTTTCTATTAATCTGGAAGCCAAATAACTGACTCATAATTAAAACTATAGTTGATCGTTCAACTATTTATCATACCACTGTTTTGTTGTTTCCGACTCTACCTGATACCGAAGAACCAGCGGCTGACGTGGATAAACCATTACCAGCCTTGAAGTAGGAATACTGCCACTCAACTGTAAACTCTTCAACCTGATCGTTGCTATCATAAGCAAGATCAATTTGAGAAACGTTAGTTGGGAAGCAATGAACTAATTCATATGTTCTAAGTGCAACACCACTTGGAGTATTATCTTTCTCTAGTTGAGTAACATAGAGAGATGCCATGTAACCATCAGTACCTTGGGTAGAAGGTTTGAATAGTGGTGAAGTGTTACCTTCATGAGTGTTAATCTGGTTTGCCCAGAACTCAAAGAAGGAACGTAGTTTAAAGTCCTTATCATTAAAGAAGGTTGCAGACCAAGTATCGAAGGTGCGATCACCAGCGATCTTAACTGTTCTTCCTCTAAAAGGAACTTCTATAACACCTAGGTTAGAACCAGGAAGTGCTGCAGACTTACACATGAGAGTTGATAGTTCAACCTCACTTAGACTTACAGCATCTGCGGCGAGTTCTTTCAGTGCAGATGGAAAATTAATATCCACACTGAACATATTGGGCTTTACGCCTTGCCCAATATTCTGAAGAAATGTGCTTACGTTTGACGTTGCCATTGTTTTTTACCTCGTTTTGTTTTCTATTAGTATTAGTTTCCGTTATCTACCGATGACTTCCTCAAAGGAAATCCCACTTCTTGTAGCAGTTACAGTAACTGTTACGAAGTTAATAGAACGGGTAGGTTTGAGGTAGAGTTCAGCAACAAATTCATTCCTGTCGATAACTTCAGGAGTATTGTTTGACTCATCACAAACGACCAAATAATCAGTAACACCTCTACGTGCCTGTACCTCTGCAAGATAAGAAGAGATAGAAGCATTGAATCCTGCACGAGTGACAGTATCATTTTGCTCAAATATTACTGCTTCAGCAAGAGCCTTTGCTCTCTTCTCAACGTTAAGGAATAAACGACGAACGTTAATTCTATCAAACGCAGAAGGTGATGCAAGACCTGTCTTATCTCCAAAGAGAACAGGACCAGCGCCTGGGAAGGAAACAATAGGGTTAACTCTGTTAGTGTAAAGATCGTCTCTCTGTGCCTTGTTAGGATTGAAAGCGAGTTTTACTACATTTTGTAGACCACCACGATTGGTGCCTGCAGGTGAGAACCAGTCATCTAGTATTGCAGAAGTAGAAACACATAGACCAGCAACATCTCCGTTGCAACCAACGTAACGATACTTATCGTTAAATCTGTCATAAGTGTACTTAACACCACTGTCTAGAACAACATAAGAACTAGAAGCAACGTTATCAAAGAACTCAAGAGTCTTAGTAAGTTGCTGAGAACCACTTAGTGCAGCTCCACCAGATGTTGCAACCTGAGTTCCAGTCCAAGGTGAAACAAATGCAACACAATCCTTTCTTGTATTAGCAACAGCAGCAACTGCTTGTGCCTTAGCGATTGTGTCAGTTTCATTAGCACCGTCACCACCCATTATAACAAAGTCGATACTTGTTTCTTCAGTGTCTAAGAACTCATCATATGCTGACTGAATTTCTCCAGCAGTATATGCATAGTCATCAACACCACCAGATAGTGCTCCACCAGCAGTAGAAAGAATCCTTGATAGGATTAGTGGACTAGCAGCAGTAGCACCATAAGATGCAGCAGCAGAACCAGGATCTTCTCCAGCTGTAGTAACATCAGCTGCTTGAAGAGGAACTCCAGCATAGATGTAATTTGAATACTCATTAACATAATCTTGCCAATAAGTAGAACCACCTTCAGGTGATTTACCATCACTTAGTTTTGAAAGATAAGTTAATCTCTCAACAATAGTATTTGTTGCTTCGTCAACAACAACAACATGTACTTCGTCGTTTGATAGATAACGCTCAGAAGCAAATGCTGAAGTTCCAGGACGTGGAGCAATTGCTTTATAAGTTAAACCAGTCGAACCGATTGTTTCTGAATTCCAGTTTGAAGCAGTGTATGCTACAGCAGTATCACCACTAGCAGGATTAGGAACAGCACTACCTTGAATAATTGTAAAGGTGTTAGCATCTACAGATTTGTATACTTCATGAGCAACAGAGTCGTCATCAGTATACGTACCACCAGCAACTAAACCGTGACCAGTTTTGGTAACAGTGTAATCTGGTCCTTTGTCAACGATAACAACGCGAAGGTTGTTTCCGTCACTACCAGCAGAACGTGCTATAAATTTTTCGCTTGATACACCTGCATCAAATGCGTCTTTGTCTGCAACTAAAACTGGGTTTGCAGTTGCTGCGTTGACGACTCCAGTAGCAGCACGAACAACTGCTAGTTGTCCACCGTAACGAAGAAACTCAGATGCTACTAACCAATCGCCAGCGTTAGCCTCAGATGGTGCGCCGAACGTATCGATAAGTTCTCTTTCAGAACCTATGTTTGTAATTTTGCCTACTGGTCCTTTGCGGAAAGAAGAAGCGAAAGCAGCACGAATTGCTAGTGCTCCTACAACTACCGCATTGGATAAATCACTTTCTCTAATAACAACACCAGGCGAGACTTGACTTGCCATGTTTTTACCTCTAGATATCATTTTTATCTAAAAGTATTTAGATTTTTTGACTCTTCAACGGTGGTGAACTATGCATGAACTACCAATCAGGATAACCCCAATCAGCAAATGGATCTCTTTTTTTCCTAGATGTCATAACCCTTT